CATCAAAGCTCGCAAGCACCTCACCATGAGCCCGGGCGCCCCCAAGTCCGCCAATTGGCGGACTTGGGGGCGCCCGGGCTCATGGTGAGGTGCTTGCGAGCTTTGATGTGCTTGGACCCGCTGCCGCCGGTGAGGGCGAACTGGTGGTCCGGCCGCTTGGTGATCATGATGGGGCGGCCGTGCATGGGGCTGGTCTCGCCGGTGACCGTCACCCAGATCGTGGCCCCCACGGGCACGTTGTCGTAGTCGACGCTGGCGTCCGCCTTCTTCGGGGTGTTCACGACGGCCTTGCGCAGGGTGCCCAGCGGGCGCATCCCCAGCCGCGCCTTCTCCATCGGCTCGGAGGTCTTGTCGATGTGTGCCAGCACCGCGTGGGCCGCGGTGATCAGCATCTTCTTCCGGTTCTCCGGGGTCAGGTGGTGCTTCACCTTGTTCCAGGTCGGCGAGTACCTGTCCAGGGAGTCCCTGACGATCTTGTGCAGCGCCATCCCGCCCCCCCACTTCTGGGGGTTGTCCAGGTGCGAGCGCCCGTCGTCCTTCGCCCACTTCTTCTCGCCCTCCTCGAAGCGGGCGGCCTCACGGTGGTCCTTTCGGACGCGGGACGCCACCAGCGGGGTGTTCATCTCGCGGAAGATCTGGTGCCGGTGGGCCACCACCTCGTGGTGGCTGTTGGCGTCCAGGCGCGCCTGGGGGTCCATGACGTGGGCGAGCTCGTGGGCGAGCGTGCTGCGCAGCTTCTCCTTCAGGCGCTCGGGCTTGAAGGGGGTGTCGGAGCTGGGCGTCAGAAGGACGACCGGGCGCCCGTCCGGGTACTTCGCCATGCCGCCGTGGCGGTTGTGGTTGTCGGGGTGGAAGAACACCGGCACGAAGATCGGCAGCGCCTGGTCTGGGGGGACCACCTTGAAGGTGCCCAGCGGCATCCGGTAGTTGCCGAAGATCAGGTCGCCGTTCTCGAGCTTCCGGGCCCTGCGCTCGATGTGGGGCCACTGGTCGTCGACCCACTGCTGGAGCCTCTTCTCGTCGGGCCCCAGCGTCTTCTTGCCGTGGTGCGCCTGCTTGGCGTCCTCCGGGTAGTAGTATTGGTACTCCCCGTTGGCGGCCCTGCGTCGGAAGCCGCCCTTGGTGCCGTTGGGGATGGCCTCCCAGCCCTTGCCCGGCGGCATCCCCTTCGCCATGGGCTCGCCGTCGCCGTCGCCGTCGCCGTCGCCGTCGAGCTCGTCCCAGATCCGGTCCAGGATCACGTCGTCCTCGGGCTCGAGGTGCGGCGGGTCCTCGCCCTTCTCCTGCTCCTCCCCGCCCGCGGCGGCCTCGGTCGCGGCCTTGCGCAGGCGCTTTGCGCGCTCGGCCATGTAGGCGTCGAGCACCTTGCGGCTCATGCTGCCCGGCTTGGGGTCGAACTCCACGTCGATGTCGTCGCCGTTCTCCCTCCACCACGCGCGCCCCTCGCCGGTCTTCATGAGGTCGGACACCCGGCCCTGGCCCGGCTTCAGCACGCCGGCGGCGGCGGCCTTGCGTTGCTGGTCGTCGGCGAGGTCTCCGTCGTACCCGAACCGGGGCCACACGTAGTAGCCCCGCAGGGAGTCCTCCTTGTCGCCGGCGGCGAGGCACTCGATGCTCTCGACCCCCAGGCGCTCGGCGGCCAGCACCTGCTGGTGGAAGAGCTCGGCACCCATGCCCTGGCCCCGCATGTCCTGCGGCAGCTTGAACAGGTTGTTGTGCAGGGTCGGGGGCGGCCCGCGATCGATGGACCGAAGCATCTTGATCCCGTTGTGCCCGACGCTCACATGGGGCTCGCCGAACATGTAGGAGATCTCGCACGGCACGTCGCCAGGGACGCCGGCCAGCTCGGCCAGGTCGTCCGGCTCCAGATCCTCGCCCAGGATCTGCCTCGCGACGGCCATGGCCCGCGGCTCGGCCTTCGTCTCGGCGTGCCGGGTGTAGCTGGGGGGATCGAAGGTGCTGTCCACCTTCTTCGCCTTGCTCCCGCTCGGGCGGTAGTTGCCGTGCGACACGAACTCGGTGCGGTGGTCGCCGGTCGTGACCGCGATCCCCTCCTTGCCCATGCTCGAGACGTCCCCGGTCTTCTTCTCGCCGGTGCGGCTGCGCCACTCGACGCGGCTGCCCTCCTTGACGTCGGGGTGGGGGGTGGCCCCAGGCACCCGCGGGGCCGGGCCCTGGTCCTGGGCGCCCTGCTTGGGGCCCTTCTTCTCGTCGGGGTTGTTGCGGACCCAGCGGTGCTTCACCCGGTCGAGGTGCAACCCCGCGCGGTTCTTCAGCGTGGTCCCCTTCACCATCATCCTGACCCTGCGGGGCTTGTCGAGGCGCCGGCCGGCCAGGGCGTGTGTGAGCAGGTAGTCGCGGAGCTCCTCGACCGGCCACGGGGTCATGCCGTCGTAGAAGCCGCGGGTCTGGTAGGCGCTCCTGTAGAGCTGCTCGGCCTCCTTAGCGGTCCGGCACCCCAGGATCACCTTGTCCTCGTCGGCGACCTGGGTGCCCGGGTGCTTCTGGTGGACGACGTAGGCGACGGGGGCGCCGGCGTCCTCGCCGACGAACACGTCCACGGGGTCACCGTCCATGCCCAGGGTGTCGCAGAACTCGCCGTAGTGCGCCGGCATCGTCACCCGCCAGGGGGTGCCGCTGGCGTCGGTGCCCTCCCGACAGGAGCCCTTGCGGTTCTCGACGAAGATCCGCATCCCCTGGAACTCAATAGTGCCCTGGTAGGGGTACTCAGCGCGGTTGGGGTGGGGCGGCGGCTGCACCACCACCGGCAGGCAACTCTTCCGCAGCGGCACCCACGGTCCCAGGCCGCGGAGGTCGTCGGCGGTCAGCAGCAGGCTAGTCATCCTTCGCGCCCCCGAGGTAGTGCGCGACCACCTGCTGGATGGCGTGCTCGAGGTGCTCCTCGTTGCGCCCCTTCAGGCCGTCCACCGTCGGCCTTGAGCTCCTCGGCGGTCGCCTTCGCCAGACGCTCGCCGGCGGAGACGCCGAACCGCAGGGCCGGGGTCTCCTCGCGGCGGAACATGCCCTCGCCGGGGATCCGCCCCCCCTGGAAGGCCGTGACCACCTCGCGGGTGCGGCCGTGGGCGTGCACCAGGTCCCGGACGATCATGTGGTAGGGCATCGGCAGATCGGCGCCGGTGACCGTCATGAAGCAGACGCCGCCGGCGGACTTCTTGAAGATGAAGCGGTAGCCGGTGTCCTCCCACTCGGGAGCCCAGGCCCCGCCTCGAGGCGCCACCACCGCCTTCGCCATCCGCTCCATGGGTGCGTGGGCGATCAGGCGCACCGGCATCCCGTAGCCGTCAACGAGTCGCATCGTCGTCCTCCTCGCCGTCCCACTTCGTCTCGAAGGGGTCGGCCTTGTCCACCTTGTCGAGGAAGCCCATGAAGCGCTCCTCCTCGTGTGACATGCCGCGGTCTCCAACGCCGTCGATCCCCTTGCGCAGCTTCTGGGGGTCGTCGCCCAGGGTGAGCCCCTGGCGGTAGGCCTCGACCACCTTGGGGTCGATGTAGTTGGTCAGGCTGGTGTTGGGCTCGTGCTCCCACTCGGGCTCGACTTCGGGGTGCTTGTCCTTCGGCAGCACCTCGGCCTTGCCTCCCAGGGCCTTCTCGTACTTCTTGCGCTCGCCGGCGGTGTGGAACCCCACCACGCCGTCCCCGTGGTGCTTGCCGCCATGCTTCTCGGCCACCTTGTCGTCCACCTGGTCGGCCTTGACGAAGTGCTTGTGGGTCTTGCCCTTCTTGTGGCCCAGGGCCTTCGCCACCTCGAGCGCGGCCTGCTGGATCTTCTCCTCGGGGTCCTCGCCCTTCGCGGGGGGGCCGATCTTCTCGCAGGCCTCGGCGAACAGGCGGGTGGCGTGGAAGGTGCGGAAGTCCTTGGTGCTGCCGCCCCCGGTGTGCTCGCCGATGTAGTCGCCGAGGCGCTTGCCGTCGATGTTCACCAGGTCGCCCCGGTGATCCTTGTACTGGAAGAGGGTGTCACCCGGCAGGGTCATCAGGTGCTTGACCACCGCGGCCACGCCGGCGTCCTCGATCTCCTTCTTCTGGGGCACACCGGCCTTGCCCACGTAGTCGAAGGTCACCTTGTCCCCCTCGACGCGGGCGTGCTCCTTCTTCAGCGTGGTGATGCCGAACGTCTGCCGCTTGCTCGCGGAGGTGGGGTTCCCCGCGCGGATCATGGTGCGGTCCACCACCAGGGCCGCGGCCGCCATGACCGACAACTCGGAGGCGCCCCCGAGCCCGAGGTGCTCCCGGGCCGACTCCCGGAACCTCGGCAGCGCGCCGCCGAAGGACACCATCTTGCGGAACTTCCGCTCCGCGTTCTCCTTCAGGTAGCTGGTCTCGTAGGCGTACTGAGCGTGCCCGGTCTTGGGATGCTTCCACCGCAGGGTCCACTTCTTGCTGTCGTCGCCCTCCTCGACGCCCTCGACGTCGCCCGGGGGGTAGCGGTTGAGGCTGGGGTACTTCTCGCGGAAGTCCTCGGTGTCGGTGTCGGTGTCGGTGTCGGTGGAGCTCGAGTACTCCTTCCCGCCGCCGGCGGCCTTGCCCTCCTCGGGCTTGGGCTTGGGGGCGATGTAGTGCCCGTGGTCGACCTTCTCGGCCTGGCCGGTCTCTTCGTCGACCACGGTGGCGCCGCGCTGCCCGACGGCTTCGATCCGCCCCTTGCGGGTCTCGCCGTCCTTCGTCCGGTACTGCACCACCTTCCCAGCGAGCTCCTCGTGGGCGCTGTCCTTGTGCTCGTCGTCGGTGGGGGGCTTCTTCGCCTTGGGCTTGCCTGGCTCCTCGCCGGTCTTCTGCCAGCGGCGCACCCGGGGGTTGCCCTTGGACGGGCGGAGCTGCTCGCCCGGGTGGGGGGGCGCCTTGGCGGTGTCGGGCATGGCCGACTTCAGCATGGCCTGGGACATGACGAGGCGGATCACGTCGCCGCCGAAGAGCCCGATCTGCTCGGCCTTGCGCAGATCCAGCACGAGCCGCACATGGGGCGGCTGCTGCACGTCGTCGGTCTCTCGCGGCATCGGTCCTCCGCCGTGGGGGCCCGCCCAGGGCACGACCCCAGGGCGGGGGGCTAGGTCGGGAGGAGACTACCGCGCGTCGGCGAACACCGTGACCACGGTGTCGTCGGCACCGCCCGGGGCGGTGTCGAGGGTGACGGTGGCCACGCCGTCAGCGTCCACCGCCACGCTCTTGACGTAGTTGGTGTTGCCGTCGGTGCTCTTCATGGTGGCCACGGCCTTCGCGCCGGCGAACCGGGTGCCGAAGTTGTGCGTGCCGGTGGTGTTGGCGGCGCTGATGGTGAGCTCTGCGCTCGCCTGGAGCGTGATCTCGTTCAGGCGGTCGCCGAGCTTGATGTCCTTGGCCTGCATCGCCATGGGGGAGGGCAGGCCTCCCGCGCCGTTGAGGACGTCGGTGAGGCGGTCGGAAAGTGGATCCAGCATGTCGGTCTCCGGGTCAAGGGATCTGGGTGGGGGGCTACGGGGCGGGCTTCTCGATGATCCATGCCTGGACGGTCGACTGGTTGTCGCCGTTGCCAGTCAGGAGCACCGAGGTCTGGAGCACGCCGTCGTTGGTATCGTCGGCCCAGACGGTGAACAGGCGGAGGTTCTCGAGGAGCGTCTCGGCGGCGGCCAGGCGTAGGCTGAAGGGCTCGTCCTGGGCGACCAGGATCACGCCGATGGCGTCGGTGAAGGTGACGGCCTGGTCGGCGGCCGCGGCCGCGAGCGTGATCTGCTTGACCGTCAGGTCCTGGATGCCGGTGAGCAACGGCAGCGGGCTCGGCAGCTCGGAGGTGTCGAGGCGCTTGGTGGCCTGGCCGCCGGTGTCGTCGGCGAACTCTACGATCTGGCGCAGGTGGGCGTTGGGTGTGGCCATGGTGTCAGTCCCCGAAGATGTTGGTGAGCCAGTCGTCCATCTCGTTCACGGCGTCGATGATCTCGGCGTCGTAGAACTGGAGCGGGCCCTCGGTGCAGTTGGGGTGGACGGGGCCGATAACCGGGCCCCATTGCGCTCGAGGCCGGCCGTAGTTGCCACCGGCCGCCTCTCGCGCCTCGATCTCGGACAGACGATACCGGCTGGGGCTACCGGGTGCCCCCCAGATCCGCCGGCAGTCGTCGCAGGCGTCGGGGCTCACGAACTTGTAGACCTCGGGATCGTCGTGCCCGGCGGCCTTCGCGTCCCGCTTCAGTGTCTCGTAGTGCCCGTAGCTGTGTGCAAAGGCGGTCTCGGTGCGCGCTACCCTGTCCATGTCGTTGATCAGGCTGGTCCCCTGCACGGCGTCCCGCAGGTCGCGGGCCAGTCGGGAGTGTCCCCGCCGCTCCTCGACAGAGGTGGCGACGGCGCCGCGGATCACGCGGAGCTCCTCGTCGTTCAGGGCCCGCTCCACCCCCTGCTCGCACAGCGCGGCCGGCCGCCGCATGTAGATCGCGGCGTGCCGCTGGGCGTAGGCCATGGCCTGCTGCTCGCTCTCGGTCAGCGGGATCTTGACCGCCTCCCGCACGATGCTCTCGAGGTCGGGCTCGCTGGGCGGCACCTGGTGGAGCTCGGTGCCCGGGCGGCCGTGCCCGGTCTTCCACGCCACCGTCACCGGCGCGTGCGCCACCTCGTCGGGGTGGACGTGCCCGCGGTCCACCAGCTTCTGGAGGGTCTCGTGGTCCCCGATGTGCCCGCTGAAGGTGGCCACCAGCCCCACCTGGTGCATCTGGAACAGCTCCCGGAGCTGCGCCTCGACCGTGGGGGTGATCGGGAAGAGCTTGGAGTCGTGGAGCATCCGCTCGACCTCGGCCACCAGGAAGTCGCCCCAGCGGCTCCAGTTGCGCCGCGCGCGGTCGATGAGCACCGGCAGCTCGGGGTAGCGGCGGTCGATCCGCTTGCCCCCCAACGGGGTCAGCGCCTTCTCGAGCGGCTCGGGGTCGAAGCCCAGGTGGGCGGCGATGGCCCCCAGGGCGGCCGGGTGCAAGCACGAGTCGATGCGCCGCAGGTTCGTATCGACGTGCAGCGCGTCGTCCTCGTCTACCCGTGCTCGCACCTTCAGCTTCACGCGATCCGGTCCACGACCTTGTAGAGCACCTTGATCGGGTTCCCCCCCAGGCCGCTCGTCCCGTCCACGTACACCGACACCGGGTCCTGGTCGACGCCCTGGATGATGGTGCCGGACGCCGCGAGGCTCACCTCCTGCTCCTCGACCCAGGCGGCCACGTCGGCGTTCTTGTCGTCGCAGACGACCCAGCGTCCGACGTGCACGGTGCAGGCGCCGCCGGGGGGCAGGACGATCGCCCACATGATGCTCTTGCCCAGGCTGGCCTGGATGAGCTCGAGGACGCTGCTGGGCGCGCTCTCGTCGGCGGTGATGCCGACGCGCAGGGCCTTCCACGGGCCCTTTACGGCGCCGAAGCGTCCGAGCTGTGTTCCGGTCTGGGGGTTCTCGCTGGGCATGGTGGGGTGCCTCCTAGTCGGTGTCGTGCACGTAGACCGTCACCCGGCCGCGCGTGCCCTTCTGCATGGGCTGGTTGGGGTCAGGTGCCTGACCATAGGGGGAGCTCGGAGCCTCCTGGCCGTAGCCGTCGTCCTGCTCCTGGCCGGGGGCTCCGCCGTAGCCGTCGTCCTGCTCGGTGAAGCCGTTGGGGTCCTCCTCGCCGGGCATCCCCTCCTCGCCGGGCATCCCTTCCTCTTCGCCCATCTGCTCCTGCTGCTGCGCCATCTGGTAGGCGTTCACGAAGCCGGGATCGGTGGGCATGTTCCACAGGTTGCTCTCGTACCGCTCGAGGTCCTCGTCGGACAGGTCGTCGAGCTCCTCGTCGGGCACCCAGAACCCCCTGGGCTTCTCGCCGTCGGCCAGGCGGATCTCGTTGCGGGTCATGGACGTCCGGCCCTTGACCTCGTAGAGCTCGGCGTCGGCCTTGGGGTCGAAGTCGCCGTAGTGCCAAATCACCTTCAGGTCCGGGTGACAGGCCTGGGCCAGCGGCGTGAGGATGTTGTCGGTGAGGTGCTGCACGTCGCCCTGCAGGCCCTCTTCCTTCGCGAGCGCGATCTCCATGTGCCGGTTGGGGGCTCCCAGGCCTGGCGAGCTGCCCCCGTCCCAGGGCTTGGCGTTGATGGTGGACGGGTCCATCCGGTAGACCGCCGCGCACAGGGCGATGGTCAGGGACAGCCAGACCTCGTACATCATCTCCTTGTTGCTCTGCTTCAGGTCGATCTTCTCCAGCACCCCGTCGTGGGGGAGCGGGAGTATCGGCGGCTGCCAGGCGTTGCGGACCCCCTGGGTGCTCTCGCGCAGCATGTCCACGAAGGCGTCGATGTCGTCGTCGTGGACGTTACCCGAGATCCCGAAGATGAACTCGGCCATCATCCCGCGCGTGAAGTAGGTGGCGTTGTAGTCCCAGGTGTTGATGAACGCGATGATGATCTCGATGGCCTCCTCAACGTGGCTGGGGGGGTACCCAGCGAAGTCGACGGCCGTTCGCTTCTCCATCGGGGCCACGATGAGCTTGTGGGGCGGGTAGACCGCCTCCAGCACGCCGTCGCGCACCAGGCAGTGCTCGGTGCCCCACAGGTCGAAGCCGATGGTGTCGCTGGCCAGCTCGAGCTCGTCCTCTTCGTTCAGGTCCTCGGGGTCGTAGTCGCGCGACCACCGGGGGTTGTCGGCCTTCCACTTCTCGAGCCAGAGAAGGGTGGGCCAGATCAGGTCCCCGTCGACGGGCCGGAAGCCCACCACCCGCCGCTCGTCCACCAGCGAGTACAGCACCTCGCACACCGGCCGGTTGATGGTGAGGAGATCCTCCTCCAACAGGGTCATGAGCGCGCCGGTGGTCCGGCAGTAGCGCCGGCTCGGCTCCTCCAGGATCCGCTCGAATCGGGTGATGAACGGCTGGATGTCGTCGGGCGGGTCGGTGTCCTCGGCGTTGTGGTCGCGATGGACCACCTGCCAGCCCACGTCCCCCTTCTTCCCGCTCCACTTCCTGGCCAGGCGCTGCACCTGGTAGCGGCGGGCGCTGTGCACCGGCTGGAGTAGCGGCGATCGCTCCCGGATCTTCCGCAGGGCGGCGTTGCTGAAGGTCTCGAAGCGGCCGTGGCCCTTCTGGACGCCCATGCCCCCGCCGTCGCGGTTCATGAAGCGCGGGGTGCTGGGGACGCTGCTGATGCTCATGCGTCGCAGGCGGTCGGCCCGGATCCGCTTCAGGGCGTCCCCGCTGATCTCTAGGCCTCCGTCCTCTCGGGTCTCGACTCCCTGGCGGGCCAGGAAGTCCAGGGCGCGCTCGTTGGCCCGTTCGCGGGTGTTCTTGCGGAGGGGCTTGCCGTCGGCGCCCAGAAGATCAGCCATGGTGTCGCAGCTCCCTCACGGTGTACTCCAGGGCCCATACCGTGCCGCATCGGTCGCAGACGTGCTCGCTCGGGATCTCGAGCTTGGGCAGGTCGGCGTCGATCTGTTGCGCGAGCGCCATGCAGCAGGAGCGCAGCCCCAGCTTCGGGTTTCTTCCCGACTGCTTGGCCAGCCAGGAGTTGGGGCGCCGCCCGACGGGCTGGCCGTCGTCGAGGGCGGCCACGATGTCCTCGACGTTCTCCACGGGGTCGGCCTTCTTCACCAACGTCGGCGACAGCGACTGGCCGTCACCTCTCGTACTGCGCACCCGCGCGCCTCCCTCGGCCCCAGGACCGAAGAGCGTGTCGAGGTAGCGCGTGGTGGCTTCTCCGTGCATTTCCCCCCCCTTATACCCGACGCGGTGGCTTGCCGATGCGTGCGAGCGCGACGCTGGCGTACAGATCGGCGTGTGCGAAGTGGGGGTCGAGGCTCACATGCTCGGCCAGGATCTTGACCTTGCCCTGCCTCTCCGCCTCCTCGCTCGCCACGATCTTCCTGAAGATGACCTTCTGCAAGTGGATGAACAGCAGGTCACGCGCCACCGGCACCGGCTGCCAGGTCCCGAGGCGCAACAGCGGGGTGAGCGCCACCCTGTTCCCCTGCACCGGCAGGCGCTGGATGAGTTGCCGCGGGTCGGGGATCTCGTTCACCCGCTTCACCCAGCGGCCCAGGGACCACATGAGGCCGCGGGTGCGCTGGATGTTGACCATGTACCTAAACCGGATCTCGTCGCCCTTCTGGTTGGGCTGCTTGCCCTGGTCCCCCCACCGGACCATGGGCGCGCCCTCGTTCTCCGAGTAGGTGGCCAGGAACACCCGGCCCTCGAACACCTTGGCGAAGCGGTAGACCGCATCCCACTCGGGCTGGCTGTCGAACACCGCCAGCCGCACGTCGAAGATCTGCATGAGGCGGGCCACCCGCTTCCACTGGTCGTCGCCGTGGGCGACCTCGAGGTGGACGGTGCGGTACTTGCCGTTGGGCGCCATCTGCTTGATGACCACGACCAGGTAGCCCTTCTGGACGTCGACCCCCATGGCGCAGTTCTTCATCTGGCGGGCGCGCCAGCCCTCGCTCATGTTCATCGGCCAGCGCAGATCGGGGTTGGTGCAGGCGGCCAGGTGCTCGGGGCGGACGGGCTGGGCGGTGGGGTCGATGAACGGGATGCCCACGCAACTGTTCCAGAACTCCTGGATGTCCTCGGACTCCTCGAACTTCTTGAGCACGCGGCTCGCCGGGTACGTCCAGGAGAGGAGCTGGGGCATCTGGTAGCTGTGGGCGTAGTGCTCGGGGAAGTCCGGCTCCCACCAGCCCTCGCGGGGGTCGGTGATGAACTCGCCGCACGCGGGGCAGACGTAGACGGCCAGGTGCGTCTTGTACTTGGCGACCTCGGAGTCCCGCATCCCCAGGTACCCGGGCATGTGCCGGAAGGCGTGCTCGGCCTTGCGCTTGAGGGCGGGGCTGGCGTTGCGCATGTCCGCGATGCAGTCGGGGAACTTCTTGGACAGCACGATCCCGTCGGGGCACTTGCAGACGCTGTGGAACCACCGCTGATCCCCCTTCAGGAACCACCCGTGGATGTCGCTCTCGGGGTAACCGGCGGTGGATACTTTGATGTCGATGGGGTCGGCCTGGGCGCTGTACCGCTCCATGGCGCGCTCCACGTCGCCCTGCTCCATCTTGCGCACCTCGTCGAAGAGGCAGGCCTGAAGCGGCGCGCCCTCGGTGGAGGTCTTGCCGCCGGTGGACAGGAACAGGAACGTGGACGCGCCGAAGGCTCGAGACAGCACCGCGTCTGAGCCCCCGCTGGCGCCGGGCTGGCCTCGCTTCTGGCGGCCCAGCCACGGCTTCAGGGCGTCGTTGGACTCCATGAACGGCTTGAACCGCTCGCGGCTGAAGAGGCGCGGGAGGTGGTAGTCGGGGAAGTAGTACCCGATCAGGGCCCCCCACTTCAGCACGCCCACGCGGGCCATGTGGGCCATGAGCCAGGCGCTCTTGCCCGTCTGGGCGCCGGCCATGGCGGTGATGAAGGGGTGGCCGTCCTCGTACAGCGGCCGCAGGTGCTTGTAGCGGTCGCCCAGGTCGAACCGCACCCCGTCGATGGTGAGCTCGTAGTCCTCGACGAAGGCCGCGGTGTTCTCCTTCGCGTCGAGCGGGGCCTCTCCCCCACCGAAGCCAGACTGGAGCCCGCGGATGAGCGACACCTGTAGCCGCTCCTTAGCTCCCACCTTCCTCCCCCAGCACGCTGATCTCCTGCACCATGACGTTCAGCACGCGCTGGACGTCCGCACGGAACACGTCCTGCTTGTCCTCGGGGAGGTGGGCGTCGGCGATGCCGGCCAGGCGGCGGCTGAAGCGCTCCATGATGGGCAGGACCCCCATGAGCAGGATCTGGGCGGTCTTCTCCTGGCGGTGGGCGGACTCCTGGCGCTTGCCCACCAGGTCGACCAGCTTGGCGTTCTTGATCTGGATGTCGAGGTAGGCGGCACCCAGGTGGGCGGGGGTGATCTCCTGCCCCGGGCGCACCATCCCCCGGGCCACCTCCATGACAAGCTCGGGGTCGGGCTCGAGCGGTGCCTGCTCCAGGATCCACTGCGCCATCGCCGCCGGCCGCCGGGGGTTCAGGAGCTGCGGGTCGTCCATGAGCTGCTGCAGGCGCTCTGCCCCCTCCGCGGAGATCTTGTTGAAGCGCTCGCTGTAGCGGCCGTGCTTGATGGGGGCGCCGCCGGGCGTGGCCTTGTTGCCGGCGCCGTGCAT